CCCGTCGACCCGGATGAAGTCTGGGAAAATCAGTCCCGCCGTGGTCAGCGGCAGGACATTCTTCATGCTCTTTGGCATCCGTGCCCATCTGAGGAGCTTGAGGATCAGTTGAGGCTTCTTCGCCAGTTCCAGAAGAATGAGGCCTACGACGCGTTTAAGGATCCCCGAGGGATCACGCCGGTTGCTGAACTAGTTAAATGGTTCAACTCCATGATCTCATACTCACTAGCCAAGCATGTGAAAAAGTACAAGTGGTACGCTTTCGGCCACTCCCCACGAGATGTCGCGGAGAGAGTCGCTGAGATTTGCACTGATGCAAAGTCTGTCGCTGGGACTGATTTCTCCCGGATGGACGGCAGGCGATCATACATGATTGTCATGTTTCAGCGTGCCGTGCTACTTCATATGTTCAAAGTGCAGTATCATCCCCTCATCATTGAGTGGCATGACAAGATCTTTGGCAACAAGGTCAAAACGCAGTGTGGATGTGTCTATGACCAAATGTATGTCCAAGGGTCTGGAGATCCCTACACCTCTCTCATGAACACCCTGACCAATGCTCTCGTCGCGTACGTCGCCTATAGGCTTCTCGGCAACGACGCAGACGATGCCTGGCATTGCCTCACCATTGGTGGAGTCTTTGGTGGGGATGATGGGCTAACAAGAGAGATGGACCAGAAGAAGTTTCAGCAGGCGGCCAGCATGTGCGGTTATGTGGCCACGACGGAGGAGTGGACTCCATACAAGGTTGCGAGGCCGGGCAAGACCGTGTCATTTCTTGCCAGGCTTTACGGCCCGGGAGTTTGGACAGGCGATCCATCAAACATGGCGGACCACGAACGTGCAATGCGCGGGTTCCCATTGACGTCCAAGCTCCGCGGTGTGCCCCCAAAGATGCGGGAGGTAGTACGCCGCGAAATCGCTGTCGCGAAAGCTCTATCGATTCAATGCACCGACAGATTCACCCCGTTGATCGGAAATATGGTTCTTGGGATGCTAACTTGCCTTGAGGCAGAGAAGACACTCTTTGAGGCTAAGTTGGACAAGGAGGAGGCCGTGGGCGCTACGGATTTGATCAAGACTATGTCTTGGAATTATCTGTGGTCTCATGACTCCAAACCCTACCAGGATCCAGCAGATCCGAGAGATTGGATGACTGATTACGTAGTCGAACTTTATGGCTTAGAGCAGGTCAAACTCTTTGCCGACCATTGCCTTCATTGGCATGGTCTACGGTTTGACGAGAAAAAGGGCTTTAAGTGGGATTCCTGGCCTTCTCTCAAGGATATCCAACCCAAGCCACACAAATCGAAGACAGTCACGACAGCAGACGGACTCACCATCCCTCCACTCGAGGAGAAGGAGGAAAAGGACGGAAAGAAATCTGACAAGACATCCGACGTCAAGGCGAGTACGCCACCTAGCCAGGAAAGCGAAGGAAAGGATCCTCCAGCTGGCGGTGAGCACAAGGTTGACAAGGCGCAGCTTCAACTTAGTGCAGCAAAACTGGATGCGGATG